CCCCCATAGTGAAGTCCGGTTGCATTCCCTCATATTCGTAAACAGCAACACAAGCGTCAGGGGTTTCAGGCATCGTTGACAAAAACAGGGTTGAGCCGAGAGTCCCGACTCCTGCTGTCTGAAGTTGTGTGCCTATGGCTTCCAACATTGCGGTCATTTCAAGCCTCGTAAGATTTTTAGCAATCGACCGTTCAGATCCGCTCGCATCGCAGGAAGACCTTCAAGAACGGGTTGTTCCAAATATTTGGCTTGCTCAGGCGAATTGTGGCGGTAATCGAGGTTTTCGTGCTGCACCAACGCATAAGCCTTAGCGAGACCGCCGTACCCGATGATTACTTCCGGTTTAGCGGCAGAAGGATTAGGCGGTTCCACAACTCCCGAGCGGCGAAGAGTACCGGTATCGACAGGAACCAGTCTTTGAGACTCGGCAAACATTAACAAGGCTTGCTGATACAGCCCACGGGAAAGTTCAAGCCGAACCTGATCGGGGACAGCGGCTAACTGCTTAGCGAATCGGTCTAGTTGCGAAAGATCAATTTCAACTGATTTTGCCATGACCCCTACTCAAAGTGGACGGTCGTGTGATGTGCGCCGTCCTCGTCGCTGAATGTTTCAACACTGGAAATCACTGGAGTGGCTCCCGAAGGCAACGTCAATTTGGCGTCAGTGCTAATCGCATAAGCGCCCCGCAGGTAGACACGGCCTGAGGAAACCCGTTCCCGACCGTCAGCACCCCTCATGAGACGAGTCTGAAACGAGACACGGCCGATGTACGACGTAGATGAACCCCACGTCCGTTGGCCGTAGGAGTTCGTTGACGACCGTGGCTGAATGGTCACGGTGTCGTTCATCAACTCGTCAAATTCAGACTCAAAACTCATATTGTTGTTTCGTTCGGGTTCGTCTTCAGGTAGTCCATTTGGCCTACAGCAAATTCAGGGCCCAACGCATTCGGGTTCACCCACGGCACTGGCGGTGAAAAGTCGTTTGCCTGAGCAGTGAGGCGTTTTGCAAGGTCGTAATATTTTTGAGAACGAGCAGAAAGAGACCGGGAAAGCGACATATCGCCAACCGATTTTGAAGAATCCGATTCCCGAGCCAACTTCGCTCCAATGGCTTCAGCCGCATACGGGGCAGCCAAAGGAGCAGATCCACGAACTGAAACAAGCCAAGTGATCTCTTCATTGCTTAGTTGCTGATCCGTGGTATCGGTGTCACCAATGGTGAAACGAACCTGATCCACTGCGCTTGCGGCAGGATTGCCACTGTAAGTCCAAGTCATGTCGACCTCCGAGACTTGATACTACCCCCGGTTGTCAAACGCATGAAGGGGCACCCTAGTTAGTCAACCGGGATTACGTTCCGCCATTCAGGGGCTTCAATCGTTACGTTTTTTGGGTTTGAAGGATGATCCCGACGGCTTCTTTCCGCTTCCTTTTTTTCTTTGCGGAACAGTTCATCAACCTCAGACTCTTTGAGTTCACGATGCCATTTCGGAGACCCCATTATCCGACTACCTCTAAATCGCCCCAGCCACGACCTTCGTAGCCTGTACCAACCCCGAGAAGCAACTGTCCTGAAGGCGAGTGCTGACCGGTTTGAGCGGTCCACCAATAAGAGCCGCCATCCTGAGCGGGACATTGAATGTGAAGCCGACCGGAACTTTCGGCCACGATCAAATGATGCAAATGGCCGGTGACAAGAATGTCGGCATCAGCCACGGGTTGACGTCCCATGACCTGTCCGAGCCACCACTTCTCGGCTTTCCCAGCCGCATGACCGCCGCCTCGATTGAACTGATGGCCGTGAGCAAACCCGACATTAATGCCGGAAATATTTAGGACAAGCGTGAGGTCTCGGGCCAGCACTGTCGACACGTTTCCGTAGCGTTCAGGGTTGGCAGCACAAATCTCGGCGATGTCTTCGACAACAGCCAAATCCTCGTTGTCAGTCCAAGTCGTGTATGCCTTGGATCCGGCTCCACCATTGCGGTTTTCGCCGTGGTTTCCGGGGACAGCAGCGATCACGACTCGGGGAGCAAGTGAAACGCATAGATCGACGGCTCGAAGCAAAAGTCGACGAACCACTCGTTTCTGTTCCCGACGATCTAAGTCGACACTGAAAGTCTGCATGGCGTAGTGGCCGTCACAGCCTTCGACGAGGTCGCCCATTCCGGCGAGGATGATGGCTTCAGGGGCTCGGCCCTTGCGTTTCATCTCTTTGACTTTTTCTTCAATCGCATCGATGCCCCGGCAGATCCGTTCGACGGCAGCAGCCGAGCCGCCACCTTCGCCTTTGCCCATCTGAAAATCAGACAACGGAACTAGCAGACTCACTCCTGATTCGACGGGGGCAGGAGCCTTACGGGCCTTGCGGCCAGTGGCGATGCGACACAATTCGTCAACATCAGCCCTCTCAACGGTCGTCTGACGGGCTCGGATGGTGGCCCGGTAGTACCGGAGGCGCTTGATTTCTCCGCCACCGACATTCGCATCCCAGCCACGAATCTGAATTGAGCCGGGAACAACTTCGGTGGTGCTGGGGTCAAGATCCCAGTCTTTGATGAGTTCAGCCCACAAAGCATGGTTGGGTTCCGAATCCATCGGGCCGGTCGTGAGAGTGCCCTCAGTGCCGTCCCAAGCGACTCCGGGTTCCCAACCCTGTGGATGTGTCTGTTTAGGCTTTTCGACACGACGAAACGCATTGTCGACGGCCTCCGGGTCATCGCCCGGAACGGCTACGGCATCATCAAAGTCGCTCACCAGCCGAACCCTTCAGGGCACGGACACTGACGGCGACGATGGTTGCCTGCAATAAACCGGCTTACGGTGATACCCGTCGAATTCTGAAGAGCAGTGGCAAAAACCTGATGATTGAGTTCAAGGTCGGCCATGTAAAACAAAACCCGATCCTTAAAAGGCCCGGGTTCAATCGCATCGATAGCAAGGCCAAGTTTGCATCCCTTGGATTGCGGTTGTGCGGCTTTGACTGCTGCATCAAAATCGTCTGCTTTGAGTGTTGCCATTGAATCCTCCATGTCGAATGGTCCGCCCACCGGCCCAAGGGGAAAGCATAACCCCCCTTGCAAGCCGGTTGCGAGGATAGAAATCAGACGAGAGTGATAGTCGTCGAAATGGCGGCACGACTGATGACAGTATCGATCTTGCTGTTTGTGGTCGTGCCAGCGCCATCAGGCAGAAAATACATTGGGCCATAGAACAGGAACGAGCCCGTCACGCCTTGAACGGCTCTACCAGTCGTAGCCGACGTCGGAACTGAGAAAGAAATGTTGCCGACAATTGCCACCGCTGTAGCGGCTCGAAGAATAATGCCGCTGGAGTTCGCTGCGGTAGTTCCAATAGTCGAGTTAGCGATGGTCGCTCGCCCTCCGGCATAAACATCAATCGCATAAGCCCCACCACAATCAATTTCAGAATTGGTGAGAGTCAGCGTTCCACCATCAACACCGATTGCGGGAATTCCCGCTCCCGAAGTTTCAAGAGCATCAATATTTGCTGCTCCTGCACCAACATTTAGGCAGTGATAATGACCAGTTCCATTGTGACTAAATTTGATGTCATTGCCATGCAAAACAGACCCGGATCCGGTGTTAGTCATGGTGACAGCATGAGAAGAGCCATTTCCGGTAACCCAAACGTCTCGAAGATAGAGGCGTTGAGGATTTGAGCCCGAAAAGACAATGGCGTTTGTGCCGCTAATCGCATTCAGCATCAGGCCGATGATCGAAAAATGATTCTCCGAAATCGATCCTGCTGTTCCATTGAACGTGAGGGTTCCATAAAACAGGATCGGAGCATGAGTACCTGATGAGTTCTCGCCACAAATGAATATGTGGCCGGTATCGATCGTCAGATTCTCGTAGGTGGCCGCTGTATTGCCCGACATGAGGACGATACGAATGGCTTTATCTCCCGTGGGGGTCAGAGCCACAGCCTTCGCATAAGCGGTCGTGAGCGTCTTGTACGGGTATTCTCGCGTCCCAGTGGGCGTGTAAGAGTCCGTGCGGAGATAGTCAACGAAAACTTCCGAAGTAACTACCGGAACAGACTCGATTGCTGAAGTTTGAACACTTCCATCCCCGAATACGATCCCGTCTCGGGTGACGATCTTTCCGACCAGCACTTCACCCTTGGTCAAACTCAGTGGAGTAGGCATTCAAATTCCTCTATTCAGCGATCAATCGCATCAGTAACGGGGATGGGAACTGCGGGAGGTTCGACGTACTCGTAATCGTCGTCTTCCAAGTCTTCATCCTCGGGAGTCCACACTGGCGAAGGCATCGTGATGGTCATTCTTCGACCTTTTTGACAGCGGCCTTCTTGGCCGGAGCCTTCTTGGCAGCAACTTTCTTTACTGGAGCCTCTTCAAAGTCAATCGCATCGGGCGTAACGTCCGGCGTTACGTTGACAGCGTTGGCAGCAGCCGACCTAGGAGCCGGACGGAGATACCGAAGAGTCACCAACTTGTCAACATTGCGCCAACCAGTGACATCTACGATCGTGCCGGGTTCAATCCAAACGCCTTCGCGTTCAAGACCTTTGCCAACAATGTACTTACCAGCCGAATATTGGGCCATAACTTCCTCCTAGAAAGGCGAAAAGGGTGGACCGAGAATAACCCGGCCCACCCTTCAAACGCATTGATGCTGGATCAGGCGACAGCGGTACCGAAGAAGTAACCGAGGTCCGATCCGACAACCTTGTTGTCAAAAGCGAACTCTGCTTCAACACGGTCCGACTTCAACTGCTCCATGCGGAACTTCGAAACACCGATCGTGGTACCGATGCCACCGGAAACTCCGGTCCAAGCAAAGGTGTAACCGGCGCTCGGGGTCATGAGACCCGGGTTCGGAGCAACGTGGCAAAGAAGTGCAGCCTTGCCGTAGGCAAACGAGTAAGCACCCGTCTGACCTTCGTTGTTCGTTGCCCGCACTGCCTTCGCAACGAGGATGCGGTCGACGCCGAAGAGGCGAGCGATCATGTCCTCAGTGATGGCCTGAGCCGAGGTGTACTTGTAACGATCAACGATGTCCGGATGGTTACGCAACTTACGCATAACCTGATAGCCGAGGACAAGAGTGTTCGGCATGAAACCGGTGGTTGAAAGGATGGCTTCCTTGCCCGCTTCGATGTCTTCGATCGGGTCGGAGTTGGTGTAATCGCTCCACTGGTAGAACTGACCTGACGACGGTGAAGAAGAAACACCAGCAACGTCGGTGCCCCAAATTCCGGTACCGAAGAAATCGGTAACGAATTGGATTTCCTGACGAAGAAGCATACGAGAAGTCACGAAATCAGTGGCTTCACGATCAGGGTTGAGCGGGTTGTCGCTGTTCGCACGGGTCTGATCGTCGATGTCCTTGTGGAAACCGAAGACGTCGCATGAGTACGAGTCAGTCGACAGGTTGTAACCGCTACCTGCTGATTCGGTACCCGGGGCTCGGCGCTGGGCCTCGTCACGGAACCAATCATTCTTGGTGTAGGTGAAGTACTTGTTGCTCTTCTTGTCGACAGGCACGATCGGGAAGACCTGCTGTGCGATGAAGTTGCTTTGGGCTTGCTGATACGCCACCGAAATATTGGTGAGAATCGCATCAATATGGACGTTAGAGATTGTTGGCTGAGGCATTGTTCAGTCTCCGATCAGGCTGCGCGGCCGGGGCTGGCGCAGTTGACGATTGCGGACATGATGTCGCCGGACGCTGCTGTAGCGAGCGGAACACCGAGGATGTACTTGGTGGTGTCGGTTCCGGGTGCAAGCGGGGTTGCTGTACCGGTTGACGTGGTGCCAAAGACGAAGTGCGTTCCAAGAGTGATGGTCGCACCTGCCTTCAACTTGGTTCCACCAGTGACAAGAATCGTTGCTTCCTGTCCGGAGGTTGGGTTGTTCTGAAGAACGCCGAGCGGGACATCAGTAGCCGCTGCAACAGCGATGACCTGACCCGAAGAGTTCTGCTTAACAAACGTGTACTGGAGAGCCGAAAGATCCGCACCGGCAACCCGGGTGATCTTGACGGCGCTATTGCTAATTTCGTATGCCATATCAGGCACCCTTCTCGCTCAGGTAGCGGGTGTACAGGTCGGGGTTGGTGCCCGCGATGTTGACCATTGCCTGCTCGAACGTCGCTGCCCCACCGTCGGCCACAGCGGCCTTGGCAAGAGCGGAGAGTTCTCCGTAGGCGGATCCGGAAGCAGACGCATTCGTCGACTTTCCGATTTCAGCGAAGATGCCAGCCGATTCGGCCTGAGCATTCGCACCGTCAAGAACCGTTTCAACGGCCTTGGCGAGTTCAACGTCAAAGTCTGCAAGACGGCGAAGCATCGGGCCAACCTCGTTGGCGTCAATCGCAAGATTGCCCCAACCAGCGGCCTTAGCAATTGCCTGCTCGTCTGCACGGGAGGTGCGCTCTGCTTCAAGCACCGACTCGGTGTAAGCAGCCTTGGCAAGAGCCTGTTCGGCTTCTGCACGAGCATCCGAGATCATCTTGACGATGGGCTCCGGCATTGACTTCAGAAGAGTGTCCGCATCGCTAAGTTCTTCGACCGGTTCACCTTCAAGTTCTTCGATTCGCTCCATCGCCTTGGCGAGAAGTTCCTCAGTTTCGATGAGCGTCTGCTCAATATCTTCGTTCTCCACGAACATCTCCTGTTCATCGTTGGCCGCAGCCCGGATTCGGTCAAGAACATCAGACACAGCCTGCTGATCCTGAGCCTTCATTACAATCCAGCCTTCTTGAAGGTGGGCTGGGTGGTCGACACCGGAGGTCTCTTCGATACCGAGGTCAACGAGTTTCGGCAACTTTGGCATTGTTTCTCCGAAATAGAAAGGGCCGTCAGGCTTGCCAGTTGGACAAGCGATGACGACCCTCGGGTCTCAATTGCTGAAAGGTTATCAGTGCCGCAACCTCGGTCAAGCAACCCCCCTAAGAAATTAGTCGGGGGAAACCTGAATAATTGATCGACGTTCAATCGCATAAGGGCGGTCATAGGTGTTGTGTTGCAAATACGTTTGCTCAAACCACAGATGATCCCCGGTGTCTCGGACAAATTTCATGCCCTTTAGTTCAATGAAATAAAGGGTTTCTTCATCGTAGACACAAGCGGCGGCGATGACTTTGTAGAACTCGTCAACTTCCATCCTTGCCCTTCCATTGGCTTGGCCTTGCGTGCCATAAAGCGACAGCAACAATCGCATAACCGACGATAAGGAACAAGGACGAAATGCCTCTTTGCAGGATCCAGTCGGTCATCGGAGTTCCTTCAGTTCGGCGACGGGTGTCGGATCAAACCAGCCGTCCCGCTCAATGACCCTGCCATTGACGTGGAGTTCGGCGAGTTCGATGAGGTTGAAGTAACCCCATTCTCCGCAACCGGGGAGCAGTTCTGCCCATCCGAAGGCCAAGCCGGTCTCGGGGTCTAGTTCGAAGACGTACCAGTCGGCGTTGCCTGAGAAGAAGTGGAGGTGGGCGATCTTGTCGGCGGTAGGTGTTTGTTCAGTCGCATACAGCGCCGGGATCTTTTCCACTTGCTTTTTCGGTGGGTTGAATCGATGACCTCGGATCTTGTCGATGGCTTTGATTTCAGGTGTGGTCAGGACTGTGGTCACTGTGTTCCTCCCTTAGAAGTGTGGGTCTTGGTAGTAGCGGGCCCGACCGATGTGCAGTCGAAGACCTTCGTGCTGAAGGTTGCCGTACTTGTCGGCAAAGAAAGCCTCTTTGTAGTTGCCGACGACGACGCTCGGGTGGTTGACGTCGATGGTCAGGTTGCAGCCGTAACCGCCGGTCTCATGGCTTTCTATGACTGCCTCGGGGCCGTGGCCGATCCGAGTTGCCTCTACAAGTCGCACTGCACCTTTGCGTTCGCCGCTCTTAAAGAGGACGACCTTGGCGACGATGGCCGGGTAGACGTCGGATCCGACTCGGATGCTGGCGGGATCTCCGACCTCGGGGATGGCTTTGGTGGTGATGTCTCGGATGCTGATTCCTGCGGTCATTTTGTTCCTTTCTTGGAGGCTCCCTGCCTCCGACTGAAGTGTACCACAACCGTGGTTAGGTGTGGGGATGGTTACCAATTCTCTGAGTTGCCGTAATGATCGTGCTGCATCTTGTAGAGCCGTTCGAGGCGACGGAAGTGAGCGACCGACTTGGTGATGCTTGTGATCGACATCCCGGGAACCGGTGAGCGCCAATCCACGCCATCCAAGATCAAGCCAATCTCGTTGTCCTCGTAGCACTCTCTGACAACCCCTGTGCATTTCGGACCGTTGATCTTGGGGTCGGTGCGAATCGCATGAACCCGAGGATCCTGCGAGTAGTCGCCCGTCCGACGTGCCTTCTTGATTGCTCGTCGGGTCTCATGGGCCTTGATTGCTGCTGCGCTTCGATCTGTCATCAGTTCATCCCCTGCATTTGTCCGATCCATTGAACCCGAAACTCTGCTTCGAGTCCCCGGGCTTTGGCCTCAGCGAACACTGCCTCTCGGGCA